TTTCCTAAATCAGATTGTGGCTCTATTTCACCTGTTTCCTGGCTGATACCAAGTTCCATTGCTTCATCTTTTGTAACAGCCTTTACAAAATTGTTTATATCCTGATTAGAGAGTTGTTTTAACTGGCCTGTTTCTAATGCATCTAAACCTTTTGCTCTCGCATTTCTAATTCTATCTTGTTTAAATTTTTGTGTTGCTAACCGAGTCGCACCCGATGGAGCAGATTGTCCTATTTCAGCTATACCTTCAGCAATAATCGCTGATGGCTGTATCTCTTCTCCTGCACTTACCTGTCCTGTTGCTTCACCAGCCGATCCTAATACTGCCTGTGTTCCTACTTCTTTCGATCCCTGGATGGCTTTACTTGCTAATGATTTTCCTGGCTTCATAAAACGACCAGCAACACCAGCACTGACTAAATCAAATATGGCAATAGGTACACCTTTACGAAGTCCCAACTTTCTTGCTTCTGACATTATTTTTTGATCAGAAAACCCTCTTGCCAAATCATCTGGATCTTCAACATTTACGCCTAACTCACCCATGACTTCTAACATTTTTCCACTGTATTCCAAACCAAGAGAAGTCAAACCAGCAGAAGTAATACCTCCATACAATGCACCTGAAGTTGCTCCTGCTAATGTACCTAACCCAGGTACAATTGACCCTACTCCTGCACCTATCCCTGCACCTGTCATTGCTCCTGCAATTTGTGTCGGTAAAAATGAGGCCATTGATTCTGCAACCAATTGACTGGTTATTTCTACGGGATCTACTGCTAATGTTTTTAGTGCTTTCCCAAATGTTTCTGCTTTATTAAACTCATTATAGGCTTTGGATCTTGGTATTCCTCTTATTTCAGCCTGTAAAGATGCGATTTCTTTTAGTCGATTTTCTGCATCTAACCCACCTTCCATCTTAATAACATTTCGTGCCAGTTGTCCTTGTTTATACCCTGATTTAATTGCATTTATAAATCCTGTCCACTGATTGGTTTCACCTGGTTGCAATCCAGGTTTGACTAATGGTTGCTGTACGGGTTGTTTTTGAGGTTGTTGAGATGAAAATGGTCTGCCTGTAAAGTAACTGGTATCTCTGTATGCATTTTGCGTTACAGCTTCCTGTACTTCAGGTACTTCATTCTCTACCTGTTTTTCTACCTTTTGGATTTCACCTAATCGTTGTGCAGGATCAGGAGCATTGATAATGTTTTCCTGTCGTTGTCGTTCCAGTTCCAGGTCATTAAATGCCTGGTCCAGAATATCGTCTAAAGTATTACGCTGTGGTTGTGGGTTAAAGGGATCTGCCATTATCTATTTTTCAATGCTGTTAATAATGGGAGAATTCCTTTGCCATATTTTTTAACTAATTCTTCGTTTGCAATATCGTTTGCCATGTTCATTTTTTCCTGATCTGTAACTTGTGAATATGTTCCATCTGCTCCAGGTCGCAGAGGCAGTTTCTGTGTCGTTAATTGCTTATATTTTTCACGAGCAATACGAGTTCGTTCTTCTTCTATTTCTTTTCGATTGCTATCAATTTTTCTTATATCAGGAGTTCGTGCCCCATATTGCTGTGCTAATCCTGCTAATTTTAAACTATCTCCATATGCCTGGGCTTGTTCTTTAAATAACTCATTTCCTGGTATTTCTGTAAATACTAAATCCCTTACAGGTTTTCCTTCTTGATCTACTACGTTTTCTCCATCTTCTTTTCTTTGTACTGCTGATGTTTTGTAGGCAAGGTTTCTAAACTCTTGTCTTTTTTTACCAAATCGTAAAATATCCTCTGATGGAGTTGATTTTCTTTTTTCTTCCTGTAATTCTCGCCTGGTTTTTAATTGTTTTGTGCGTTGTGCTGTCAACTCTTGCCTGGTTGAGGGTTTAGCAGTTGCTTCTTTAGCTTTATTTTTAATAGTTATTTTTTGTATTTCTTCAGCTAACATTTGTTCAGGTGTTTTCTTTTTTTGTTTTGCTGATGCTTTTGCAAAGTTAGCTTTTTGTTCCTCCTTTGCTAATCTTTCAAATTTTGCTATAAGTTGATTTAAAGATTGCTTTGCCATTTACTATCTCCTAATCCTTTGTCCTGTCGATGGATCGAAAACCAGTCTCTGCCCTGTGTTTGGATCAAAACGATTGCTTTTAACTTTAGATAATATATCTAAAATATCTTTTTCAGGATTTTCTAAATCAATATCCTCTCCTGATTCTTGTAATAATTTTAAGATACCTAAAATATCTGTTGCTGATCTTCCTTCTTTAATTAATCTTTGTGTAATTGCATCAGGAGTTTGACTTTTTCTTGCACCATATTCTTGTGCTCCTGCTTTTAATGCAGTTTCACCTATTGCCCCTACAGTTCCTATTAATGCCTGTCTACGTTCTGATTTGTCTTTATCCATTGCTCTGGCATAGTTTTCTCTGGCTGATGATTTTGCTCGTTCTTCGCTGTCAAAAATACGCCTTCCTGTATCGGCTACTGTTCTGCGTACATCTGCTTCAGCTTCTCTCATGCCACGCTGTGCTGATACGCTACCCTGTAACCCTCTGTTGATCATGTTACCCATGTATCGTCTGTTTGCAAGATTGGCCTGTTTTGTGGCTGTTGTTGCGGTTCTACCTAATACATTCATTTCCTGGCCTGGTGTTAGGTTGCCTTGCTCTCTTCTGTTGCGTAGCAATCTACCAAACCTGGTGTTTTGAAATTTAGGTTGTAATAATCTTGACCCAGCTTTTCCTGCTTTTGCAACGCCCTGGGCTATCATCATCATGGTCATGGGATCCATAACTTACTCCGTTTCTATTCTCATTCGTTCCACCGAAAATGCATTTGTACTCGATGGAGTGGTTAGTTCTATTTCAAATTTCTTTCCGTATCGTTTGATCGGAAACCTGTTTACGCCACCATCGGCTGTAATCGTTTTGGTAAAGGATGCAGAGCCAGATCCATCCAGGTATAGGTTTACTGTCAAAGTATCTGTGCCTGTAAACTGTATCATTCCATAACGAATCAATCTTTTTTTATCTAAATCCATACGAAATGTTTTACTTTTCCAGGCCACACCTACTGCTTCATCTACATCAAATTTCTTTATATCCGAATCGGTATTATCCCAGGCTATCGGATAGCTGTTTTCTCCATATGCCAAAATATCCAGATTCGTTGTTGTTTCTACTTTTCTCCAGGTCTTTAACACCACATGATATGCCCACACAACTTGTGTAGCAGGGCTTCCTATGGTCCAGGTGTAGAGAACTTCGCTATGGTCTTGGTCATATATGCCTTTTATATCTTTCTTGCTTGTAGCGAGTAAAAACTGATCTTCAATCGGTAATGTTATTTTTTCCATTACACTTGGCGTTGCTGTGCTACTGGCAACCATATTAGATGTTATAGAGTAAATACCATCATGAAAAACAAAGTATATATGATCATGTATTTCTACAACACCTTCAGGTGCTATGTTTCCTATATTGTGTTTACTTTCTACTACCGACCAGCTTTCTGGGTTTGCTGGGTTAGGTACATTCATAATAAAAAATGCTTGTGGCTTAAAAATAACCAATCGACCAAACAGCACAGCTAACCCTGTTACTTCGCCACCTTCCCTGTCATCTAATGCAATAACATTGGATACAGGCCTATTGTCGTATTGATGCAACTCACTGTATGCTATCCAGTCGTGATGCTCTTCCTGTTTATCATCTGGATTAAGCACCAGGTTACCTAAAAACAATCTTCCTTTTAGTTTTACAGCATATTGTCCATTGACCCTGTTAGAATACACTGTTTGTATATCCGTTTCTCCTAAATCTTCTAATCTAAAATCCTGGCATACAATTCGTACTGTAGTTCCTGATACTGTCTCAAATGCCATTCCTGGTGTCGTTGCACCCTGGGCATTGGTACGCTTAAATCCACTTAACATTCTTACATTTTCAAATACTTTTCCTGATTCTCTTTGCACATTTGAACCATGTTCTTTATTTAACTTTACCCAACATCCACCTAATGTGGGTTCATAGACACTGTTATTTTCTATTAAAAATGCTTTTCGATTAGATTCGGTTGTACTTGCTTCATTTGTATAGCTTGTAATCAACACCGACCCTGCTAACGAGCCAACTGTTAATGTATTTCCTGTTGTGTCGGTTCCCAATGTTCCTGTAATGTCATCAGGTGTATAAAAATATAAAAAAGCAATATTGGGACCTCCAAAAGCCCCTCCTGACGAAGAAGATTTTTTAGTCTCATAATCTCCACCTACTTTCTTTTTTATCTTCCAATCACTTCCTACCATTGTACCATCATCTAAATAATTATTACTCATATCAGCATTACTATCCAATCGTGCCTGGGAAAAAGATCGAGGTATACTTTCTGCTCTTAAAACTACATTGGTGTTTACATTGTGATTAGTAGCAGTTGTAAGCACAGAGGGAGAGACATCAACATTATGCGTTATAGGTAGTTGACCTCTTGAAACAGCACATAATGCTCCAGATGCTAAACCAAGAAAACATAAATCATAGTTTGTGGTGTAAGAATTTTGCCCTGGACTTCCCATTGTCGTAGCACTTGAAGAAGCAAATATAAAAGTTGATGTTACTTTTAGCACTGTTAATGTTTCTGTAGTTGCATTAGTATCAGAAGTTCGCAATACATCTCCTTGCACAATAAAAGGTGTTGCATCCAATGCAGTCTCTGGACTTACTGATGTATCTGTAATTGTTTGTAGTCTCCAAGCAGGATAGGTTACGCCTTCTTCTGAACCAGATGTTTGATATAAAGAATTTGTAACTCCAACACCTGTTTTTGCTGTTGCAAATTCAGAGGATGATATGGATGTATCATTTATTGTTATAGATTCATCCTCAATTTGAATTTTGTCTCCGCTTTCTATTGTATTATCTGTTGTAAGGCTTGACAAAACGATGCAAGTTTGATGAGCATTCATTTGCCTTGCTAAAAGTGAATGGAAAACAAGAAAAGCATCTCCTCTGTTTTGAGACGATGTTTCTTTTGCACCCCTCCAAGTATCCATTACGTCAATGCCATCAAAACCATTGTCTACTTCTAAAGCAAAATCATTACCTCCAAAAACACCTTCTCCATCAAAACTTCTTAAATCCTCTGTGCTTTTTATAAAAATAACGTGTTCACCAAAAGCATGAAGCCTTGTTATAACATCTGATGTAGCTGTAGGTAACGCTGTTTGTGAGTCTACAAAAGTCATGTGGCCAATCAACTGATAATTACTATACCCATCAAAGCTGGTTGTATTGGAAAACTCGGTTGCTCTGTAAACATTTACACCTGTAATACGTTTGTTCAAGGCACTTGCATCGAACTCAATACTTAACTCAATAATTTTTTTATTTATATCTGAATCCGATAAAACAATTTCTTTATTTTTATCAAATAATGATTCCTGTAACCCATCATATACAGCAGTCAAATTATACTTTACTGTGCCACCAGGTCGCAGTGTATCTCCAGTATTATATAGTCTTGTATCTGTAAAACTAAACGGATTGTTTAATTTGTTTGCATAGATAAACCAGTTAGGATCTGCTGATACTAAACCATTAAATAAGCTACGATTGATGTAACCTAACCAGATTCCTTTTGCTTCTGTATTTGATATTTTACCAACTGCTCCTGGTATAAAACGTATGTTGTCTCCACTGGGTACAATCGGGTTGCGTTCTGCTTTATGATATATGTCAGGGACCGATGAAACATTGCTGGTGTCGATTTCTGCTATACTATAAGAATCCATTATATCAATCCAACGATACTCACAATCTCCTGACCCATTCCAAGAGTTGCTAAACCAGCCAATATCCGACATTTTATATACATCTGCACTATCAGAGTTATTACTGGCTTCTGCTTCCGTTCCATACACACCAATCCATGCTTTTGCATAAGTAAAAAAGTTTTGTGGTGTTGCACAATCGGCAAAGCAAGAAGGGCTCCAATTTTGTTTTCCTGTTGTGTCTCCAGGATAAATCATTAGTTCTGAATTTTTATTACTATCGACCCTAAATAGCTTACCAGAGACATTGGGATTAACTGTGTCAATATTATCTGTACCTACAATAAGATATTTTTCTCCCGATGGTACATTCATAGCATTGTCAATAAAGGTAATATCTAACGTAATTGGGAATGTAGTGCTGTCTACATCATTTGTTAAAGAGGATATAATTGTTGAATCTGTGTGCGAAGAATACTGTATATATCTTCTATCACTTGCACCGATATAATACAAAACAATCGACTCTGATCTGTTTGTATTTTCGCCAAAATCCATTTTAGTAACATTTTGAACAGAAGCAGTTGATATAGGTGAAGCAAAAGCAGTAAAACTTGTTTCTGATGATAAAATATCTAATGTATACACATTGGTTGTTAAACTGCTATTTGTTGTTACAACCACTAAATATTCATGATTTACATCTGTTAAACTTGTAGATCCGTTTGCACTTAACCTATTGGTTTGCACAATACTTGTTAGTCCAGTAGCATCTCCTATTGTGATTCCCGATATAGACATAGATGCAACACTGTCGGCTATAGTTGGATCTGGGTTGGTTGTTACTTTAAATAATCCAAGATTTTTTGCAAGTATGTATAATTGATTATTTGCAACTGTCATAAAAGATGTTACGCAAAGACCTGATGTGCTTATATCTACTGGTGTTCCTTCCAGAACTGACCCTACAGAAGTACAAGTGTATTTGACTAATTTGTTTTGAGATCCATTATCAGTAAAAGAATAGTGAATATATATTGCTTCGTTAAAAGATATTAAACCACAAACTGCAAAATTAGATTTTGATTTATAGGAGTTGTAATTGGCTGTATTTAAGTTGGCATATGTTGAACCTGTTGCACAAAATGCTAACTCTGTGCCATTGTTTGCTATAGATAATACTCTGCCGATTGATGAGGACATTGGAGCAATAGCTATTTTTTGTACAGATGGCCATGGTGTGCCACCATATCCAACTGTATCACTCACCAATACATGAGTAGAATGTTTTCCACCCCAATTTTTATTGGATGCACCTGTTGTTAAAGCAGTATCAAAGAAGTTTTTACCACCCCAGGTTCTCGCATTGTCAGTATTTACACCTTTATAAGCGAATATTTTACAGGAAACAGCAACGATGCAGGAGATGGTTTCAGATACCTATTGGTAACCATTGGAGGAGACAATAAAGTAAAACTATGGTGGTATGATCCATCGTTACCTGATGTAAACGATCATTTGCAAATAGAAAATGATGTAGTATGGTTTCAAACAGCAGGTGTTC